AGCCCAGCGGCAGGTCACCCAACGCTGAGAATATAGAAAACCTTCCAGAGGGATACTACAGCATTCAGGGGCGTAGCGATGAATATATTCGGACCTTTATTGATGGTGAATATGGGCATTCACTTGCTGGTACTCCGATCTATAAATACTTCAAACCGGACTATCATATTGCGAAGTCTCCCTTAACTTATGTTCGAGGTTCATCTAGACCTGTACTTGTGGGTATGGACTTGGGGTTAACCCCAGCCGCTGTCATCGGACAGCAGGACCCACGCGGGCGTATGCTCGTCATGGCCGAAGCCACAGGCTTCGACATGGGCGTCCAGCGCTTTATTAGAACTAAGTTAAAGCCGCTACTGGCGGAGAAGTTTCCATCACAAGCCATCAAGATTGTGGTAGACCCTGCGGGTAAGGTAAGGTCACAGACCGATGAAAGGTCGGCTGTCGAGATTATCGAAGCTGAAGGGTTCTCGGTTATTACTGCTAGCACTAACAACCCAACGGCACGCATTAACGCAGTTGACGATTTCTTAATGCGGCAAGTTGACGGCGATCCTGCGTTTCTACTTGATCCAAGTTGCACGCAGCTTAAGGCAGCGATGATGGGTGGGTATAGGTTCCATCCTAAGACAGGCAATATCGAGAAGAATGCACACTCACACATTGCTGAAGCGCTACAGTACTTTGCATTGCATATCAACGACTTTGCAGGAAAAGTACCTGTCGTTGCTCGGCCTGTGCGTAGAGTGTCTTCCGCAGCATGGACTTGACAAACGTTTGTAAGTATGTTACACAGCAAAATCTTTTTTCATAAGGGGGCCTTTAATGGCTACTGTTGCACCGACCACCGCCGCAGGTGAGGGTTATCTCAAGGTTACTTGGACGGGCGTGTCAACGGCTGATACGATGACGGCCTATGGTCCAGTTAATAATCGCGCAGGTTCTTTCGGCTCAGTTATGATGACCGGAACCTGGGGTAGCGCCACTGTTACGCTTGCCGCATCTGAAGACAACACGACATTCTTGACTGCTAAAGACCGCAACAATACCGCGGTTAGCGCAACTTCTAATGCTCGTTTCGAGCTTTCCAGTTCTGCTGTGTATTTCAAGCCTACCTCTTCTGGCGGCACAGCCGATAACGTAGACGTGGTACTCATTCTTCGCGGACAATAAGGAGCTTCCTATGCATATCGTACCGACACCCGAAACTACTCCCTTGATGATTTCTGTTACTTATACGATGGAAGAAATCCAAGCTCTCACGAGTTTGCTAGACATGGCCACTAAAGCTGGCGGCCTGTCTGTTGTTGGTAGCGTTGCAATGCTCCACCAGAAACACTTGATCGCGGCTAAGGTCGCGACGGATGCGGCGAACACACCGCAAGAAAGCTAATATATGGCTGATGATCCGACAGTAATGAGGCTCTTCAACGGCACACAATTAGACAGATTTGCCGCTGAAGAACAAGCCCGCAAAGAGGCTCAAGAGAAGCAGGCTATGCCGCTGATTACAAATCTAGCGGCATATGTGCGTACTTGTTGGGAACCTGCTCGCACCGCTAGAATGCCTATAACTACAAAGATGCTTAAGGCACAGAGACAGCGGAATGGGCAATACGAACCTGACAAGCTCGCAGAAATTACTGCTAGTGGCAATGCAAACATCTTCATGCCGATTACGGATGTGAAGTGTCGTGCGGCTGAAAGCTGGATTAGGGACATTCTTCTGGATGGCGGCGCTCCGCCGTGGGAGCTTAAAGCCTCCCCAGAACCCGACCTCAATCCAGAACAGCGACTTCAACTAGAGCAAGACTTCACCAATAAGATTTTGCAAACAATCCAAAACACTGGCGCGTCTCCGAGTATTGAAGACATGCCTGCTGAAAAGGATATGTTTGAGGAAGACTTTAAACGTAGAATTGCGCAAGCTGCACAGCATAAAGCTGATATGATGCAGCGGCGTATTGAAGACCAGTTTGCTGAAGGCGGCTGGTATCAAGCGTTTAATGACTTCGTTACGGACTTGTCCACCTATCCTACGGCCTTTATTAAAGGTCCGGTTATCCGCAAGAAGAACATTCTTGGTTGGGAACGGGGCGAAGATGGCAAGATTAGCCCGCAAGTTACTAGTAAAGTTATCCCAACGTTTGAACGCGTCGACCCTTTCCGTATGTTCCCCGAACCCGGAATTGAAGACTTGCAAGATGGCTATGTGTTTGAGCATAAGCCGATGACTCGCACAGACCTGGCGTCGCTTATCGGCGTTCCAGGTTTTGATGATAATGCGATCCGCCTTGTTCTTAGGGACGGCCCTCGCGCCTCCTGGTTCTTCACCGAGTTTGAAGCCTCCAAGATGGAGAACGAAAACAAGTTCAACGCTTGGTGGCGCCCCACTGAAATGTTTGACTGCCTTGAGTTTTGGGGCAAAGTCTCCGGAGATATGCTCCGCGAGTGGGGCCTAACGGAAGAACAAGTGCCAGACGGCGCGCGTGAGTATGATGCATGTGTTTGGCTCATTGGTAACTATGTTATCAAAGCGATGCTGAACTATGACCCTCTTGGTCAGAAGCCGTACTTCTGCACTTCGATGTTCAAACAACCCGGTGCTCTTTGGGGTCGCGCTATTCCTGAGGCGCTTGAAGGCGTGCAAGGCGCAGCAAATGCTGCCATTCGCTCGCTTGTAAGCAACATGGGCATTGCTTCGGGTCCGCAAGTCGAAGTCGACGTAAGCCGACTTGCCCCAGGTGAAGACATCACTCAGATGTTCCCGTGGAAGATTTGGCAGGTTACCAGCGATAAAGCTGGCGGCGGCGGACAAGCAATCCACTTCACGCAGCCTAACACGAACGCTCAAGAACTGCTCGGTGTGTTCAAAGAGTTCGGCAAAATGGCCGATGAGTACTCCGGTGTTCCGTCGTATGTTAGCGGCGATATCAGTGTTACTGGCGCAGGACGCACGTCGTCCGGCCTTAGTATGCTTATGGGCGCTGCTGGTAAAAGCATTCGGCAAGTCGTGTCATACATCGACAATGATATTGTTAAGCCGATTGTTAACAACCAGTTTATCTTCAACATGCGCTTTGATCCGGATGAAAGCATCAAAGGCGATGCATTCTGCGAACCGCGTGGCGCTGTCAACCTAGCTGTTAAGGAAACGGCTGAGGTCCGACGCATCGAGTTCCTCAATGCTACGGCTAACCCGATTGACTTCCAGATCATGGGTCCGGAAGGGCGCGCTTCAGTGCTCCGCGAAGTTAGCAGGAGCCTGCAAATGCCTGATGAAGAAGTGGTGCCATCGCGTACCAAACTTCAACAACAGCTACTGCAAGGACAAACTTCTCAGCTGCTTACTGGTACGGGCAAGCCCACAATCCAAGGGCCGCAACAGCCAACGATGTCAACCCCAAGCCTACCTGACGGGTCACCCGCAGGTGGTGCTGCAGGTAACATGGTTAGCAACCAAAATACGGGGGCTGCATAATGCTTAACCCGGAGCAACTAGAAATTCTGCGGCGCTCTTATTCGCCGCAACTCGATCAACTCCTGGAAGAACGTATCCAGGAAGAACTTAAAGACCTACCAAGTGTACCCTTGGATAAGGTTCAGGTATTCCAGGGGCGTTGCCTAGCTCTACAAGCCTTGCTTGTTGACCTTCGCGCTGCCGCTGGTGTTACGGCAAATCGCACAGCGAAGCCAAAACTTTAGCACACCGTAAGGAGCTACTATGTCACGACCCGCACAACTCGAAAAGCAAATTGAACGGACTAAGGAAATCCAGGCCGAAATGGCTAAGGGCGCAGAAGCTGTTGAGGGCACTACGCCTTCCACCGAAGGTACGCCTGCAGTTGTTACGCCGGAACCGGGTGTTACGACGGTTGCCAACGAGTCGCCCGCGACTGTATCAAAAGAAGACTATGACAAACTCGAACAGCGTTATCGCACGCTGCAAGGTATGCACACTGCCGATGGTCAGCGTTTCAGGACGGAAATGGCGTCTATGCAAGGCGCACTTAACGATCTTGAGAACCGACTTGTTGCAGCGGAAGAAGCCAATAAATCTCAACCAGTTACTCCGTCACGTTATGTCACGGCAGAAGACGAAGAAGAGTACGGCGATACCCTTGCTATGATGCGGCGTGCTGCAAAGGAAGAAGCTGAGGCTGTCGCGTTCGCACGCGAAAAAGCCAACTTGGAACGCATTGCTAATCTCGAACGCACTCTTGGTTACCTCCAGAATAACGTGGTCCCTGCCGTCGAAGGCATTACCCGTTCGCAAGGGGAACAAGTGAAGGCACAGTTCTGGGATGCTATCAATGTCCAAGTGCCTGATTGGCGCACAGTAAACGACGATCCGAACTTTAAAGCCTGGCTATTGGCTGAAGACCCGGTGACCGGTGCTACGCGACAACAGTTCCTTACGCAAGCACGTAATGATTATAATGCTATGAGAGTCATCGCATTCTTTAAGGAATGGAAGCGTCAAGCAGCAGGGGGTCAGACGCCTGCTCCTAACCAAACGCAAGCCGAGCTTGAACGTCTTGTGGCACCCGGTGCCAGCAAAGGCGGTACGACTCCGGTAACTCCGGAGAAGAAGACGTGGACTTCAGCTGATATTGCAAAGTTCTATGCGGACATCAATAGAGGCGTTTACGCAAACAAGCTTGACGAGCGAAAGAAAATCGAAGCGGACCTATTTGCTGCACAAGCAGAAGGCCGCATTTCTCGTTAAAGTTTAAAGGAAGAAAGAAATGGCTTTTCCTGTTACTTCTGGCCATCCGCAGTACGCCGGTACGTTTATCCCGGAACTGTGGGCCGGTAAGCTGATTGAGAACTTCTACGACGCCACGGTTCTCGCTCAAATCAGCAACACTGACTATGAAGGCGAGATCAAAGGCCAAGGCGATACGGTGCACATCCGCACTACGCCGACGCTGACGATCAAAGACTACGTGAAGGGTATGACGCTCCAAGTCGAACGTCCGGATGCTCCGCGCATTGACCTGCTTATCGATAAGGGTAAGTATTGGCAAGCCGTTGCTGACGACGTTGACAAGGTTCAATCGGACATCGCTCTGATGGATGTTTGGTCGAAGGACGCGTCGGAACAAATGAAGCTCGTCGTGGATCGCGACGTGCTGCCGGGTATGCTCTCGGGCATTTCCGCGTACAACTCTGGTTTGACGGCTGGCGCGAAAACCGCCTCCTACAACCTGGGTGTTGCTGGTACGGCTCTGACCGTGACGAAGGATGGTGCCGGTGGCACGACCTCGATCACTGATCTGATCGTCGACCTCGGTGCTGTTCTCGATGAAGCCAACTGCCCGGAAGGCGACCGCTATCTGGTCCTGCCTGCTAAGGCCGTCAGCCTCATTAAGAAGTCGGAACTGAAGGATGCGTCTCTGTCTGGCGACAGCACGTCCATCCTGCGCAATGGTCGCGTTGGCATGATTGATCGTTTCACGATCTACATGTCGCACAACCTGCACTCGTCCAGCGGTGAAACGAACATCATTGCCGGTACGAAGCGCGGTCTGACGTTCGCGTCGCAATTGACGAATATGGAAACCTTGCGCGCTGAAAGCACGTTCGGCACCCTTATTCGCGGCCTCCAGGTTTACGGCTACAAAGTCGTGAAGCCGGAAGCTCTCGCGACCGCTGTCATTAAGTACTCGTAATACTCTGAAAGGACACAACTATGGCTACGTATACTGATACGTTGGGCTTCTATAAGGGCAATGCCGCTTTCGGTGCTCATTCCGATAAGCGTCAGGGCTACCTGGAAGTGGTCCTGGATTTTGCGAAGATCAAGGCTGCGCGTTCGGCTGCTAGTGCTACTGCACTGGCCGCTGGCGATATCCTGCAGGTCATGCAAATCCCGGCAAACGCTGTCATTCTCCACGCGGGACTGGAAGTCACCACGGCGGAAACCACGAACACGACGGGAACGTTCGATCTTGGTTTCACGGGCGGTACTCCGGAAGCTGCGAACTACTTCTATAATGACGGCGCGTGCAATGCACTCGCTGTTCTGCAGAACAAGCTTGCAAACGCTGTTATCATCGGCTCGTCCGCTGATACCATCGACTTGCTGCTGAACACTGCAGTGCCGCAAAACGCGGTTATTCGCGTGTTTGCGTTCTTGCTGGACCCGAACTAATGGCGGCGGGGGCTTCGGCCCCCTCCCCTAAAGGAGAAAACTATGTTTCCATTTAAGGGCGCAGTTAGTCGAGTTCAAGGCGAATGGGTTGAAGCCACGCGCTTTAAGCTCAATGGCACTGAAGTTACGGCAACTGCTACCGAACTCAATCGTTCTGCCGATGTTTCCGCGCGCATCGTGAACTGCACTGCAGCCACGCTCGCAATTACGGAAGCTCTGCATGATAGCAAAACCATCACGCTTAACCGCGCGGGTGGTATCGCTGTCACGCTGCCTGCAGCTACTGGCTCGGGTATGCGCGTTCGCTTTGTGATTGGTACTACGTTCACTAGCGCTGCTACTATCAAGGTTGCTAACTCGTCTGATATTATGACGGGCACAGCGATTGCCTTGCAAGACGGCGGCGATACGATGGTTGGTTTTGAAACCACCGCGTCGACTGACACCGTGTCATGGGACGGCACGACGACGGGCGGCTACAAGGGCACCGAAGTCTTCCTCGAAGACATCGCTGCTAACCTGTGGTATGTTCGAGTCATCGGCTCCGCGACTGGTACTGAAGCGACTCCGTTCGCTGCAACGGTCTAACTATCAGTGAGGGGCTTCGGCCCCTCACTAACTTCAGGGGCACATAATGGGCATCGTCCTAAAGAATAACGCACACACTGTCCTGTCAGCTAACATCAGCAGTGTTGATACTACAATTTATGTTAGCGACGTTAGCACCTTCCCTGCTCTCGGCACTGATGAATATTTTTACTGTACTATTGAAAGTCCTACGGGCACTTACGAAATTGTTAAGGTAACGCAAGTTAATGCTGCGTCGTTTGAGGTTACTCGGGGCCAAGAAAGCACTATTGCTGTACCCTTTAATATTGGTGCACGAGTTGAACTACGAGTCACTGTAAAGTCACTCGAAGATAAGTTTGACGCTGAGATCGAAGAAATTGTCCCCACTTATATATCTGATACTGCATACGATGCAACCACTTGGGATGGAAACACGACTCATGCTCCTTCTAAGAACGCAGTACGCGATAAAATTGAAGCTATTACCCCGTTTCTACTCACAGATGGCGACAAAGGCGATATCACTACGAGTAGTGGTGCCACAGTATGGACAGTAGATAATGGGGCTATCACCCTCTCAAAAATGGCCAACATTAGCCAGTACGATATTATAGCTCGTTCATCCTCAGGTTCGGGCGTACCCCAGACTATTGCTTCATTTGCAGATATGTTCACTGCATTAACTGCAGGTTCTGTAAATGCTGCGTCTACTACGCTTGATAACATTACTTCTAGCCCAATTGCTATCTCAGCAATCCCAGAAACAAACCCCGGATTTGCTACTAACTCTGGTCGATGGCTAACAGGTACTACTAAAGAAGCTCATAAGCGCGAGTTCCTCGACAGCGTAGAGCTTATCTCAGACCACGGCAGTAGCGAAGCTACAAACCTACAAGATAAGGTAGCCCGCTTCACTGCCATGCACGCTAAGGCAGGCACTGGTAGTTTCTGGGTAGAAAACGGTCTTCTTGTTGTTGATGCTAGCGTCGGTTCTGTTAGCGGTAATGGGTACGAACTCGACCTAGATAACAATAACATTGACTATGGCAACACTATTGCTTCTGCGGGTATGGCTGCTCCATCGCTAATTGGGCACCACGTTACGGGCTTTAGTACCAAGAACATTACTAGCGCCTACTCTGTGTCTATGGCTGCCGGTTCCACAGGCTTCTGGAATAGAGGCTATACAGTAGGACAAGCCGCAATTACAACTACCGGTTCGTCATTTGAGAACCAGTCTGACGCAGCAAACGCTTTTGCTAACTACGGTAATCCAACATACTTCCTATACTCCTCGTCGTCTACAGCCAAGTCGTATTTGGGCGGCGGCGAAGTAGGTATTGGTGCAGCGCCAGTCGCAGGTATCCAACTCTATGTTGTGCAATCCGGTGCAGCACTACACCAGTTTAGCGGAACCACATCGGCTGAATTTAGGATGGCCGACACCGGTGCTTCAACCAACCAAAAATATGTAAGCTGGATCGTGGATGGCGGTGTCGCGTCGCTTGTGGGCCGCAACGACAATGGCACAGTGCGCGCAACCCCACTCGCGATGGACACGGTAAATGCTAATGTAACTGCAGCGACACGCATTACCTATGACCCATCGATTGTCAATTACGATCTCTTCTCCAACGTTGTAGGCACCATGGAGTATTTTGGCGCGGGCACTAACGTGGTCGCAGCCAACAAGCAACTCAATCTCGTTCGCGCCGACAACACGTTCAATGTGGGCGCATCCGGCATCGGCGCGTTCGTCAACTACAACATCACCGCGCACGCGAGTTCGGATGCAACAGCTAATGTCTATGGCCTTATCGGCGGCGTCACCAATGCAGGCCCTGCCACCACCAAAGGAATGTATAGTCGCGTAATTGGCTCTGGTGCATCTACGGGCCCTATTGTAGCGACAGTCAGCGCGGTCACTCCGGGCGCGTCAACGTCGGTGGCAGTTGCGCACCAAGCACAATTCACCACCACGTCACGCAAGGGCGACTATGGCTATTGGATCAATCAAGGCTTAGGCGGAACGGCTTCGCTGGATTACGGTCTGCTAATTGATAGTGACATCAGCATAGGCCAAGCTGGCGTGCGTATGTATGCGGTCGGAGCGGGCAATTTCCTCAACCTTAAGAATGCCGCTGGTAGCTCTGATCTGTTTTACGTGAACTCGGGCGGCGCAGTAACCTCGGCTTCGACCGTCTCGGGCACGGTGTTGACCGGCTCAACCTCGCTAATCGCTGCATCAGCGTCCAACGGCATCACAATTACGCAAGCCAATATCACGCGTAATGCAGCTGGCGGCTCGTTGACAATCGAGGCTGGCACTAGCGCTTCTAACCTGATCGCTTTCAAAACAAACAACGCTAATAAATTAACAATTAGTGATAGCGCTATATTATATAACGTAGACGCTACAGCTGCCTCCGATGGCGGCGCGGCTCTAGGCACAACGTCTGTAGGCTGGAGTGCACTACGACTGTCTAGTGGTAGTACTATCAACGTTGCTAATGGTAACTGGCTGGCGACGCACACTTCTGGTATTATGACTGTCGGTACAGGTGATTTGCGTGTAACCAATGCCGGAACCAACTCCGCAAGCGTGGTTACTGTCGGTGGCACCCAGACGCTTACTAACAAAACACTTACTTCTCCGACACTTACGACACCAGCGCTTGGTACACCCGCTAGTGGTACGCTTACCAATTGCAGCGGCTTACCAGCAGCAACGGGGCTTTCAGGCGGTTCTGGTACGTACACACCCACACTTACTGGTGTAGCAAACGTTGACGGTACAACTGCGTATACGTCACAGTATATTAGAATTGGCTCTGTTGTGACGGTTAGCGGCAGACTAGATTTGGATGAGACTGCAGCTGCGACACTTACACAAGTAGGTATCTCTCTACCTGTAGCATCCGACTTTGGTTCACTAGAACAGTGCTCAGGTACTGCAGCTATTAACGGTGGTACAGCCGGATACGGTGTTATCCGTGCCGATGCAACAAATAACAGAGCAGAACTTTTCTGTACTCCCGGCGTAACTACTAACAATACGTGGTATTACCACTTTACTTATTTGGTGATCTAATGGCATTGCGCACTATCACTTTACCAGAAGAACAGGTTAAGGCCATCGTTAAAGAAGCCATTCAAGAAATACTTCTTGTGCTTGGCATCAATACCAAAGAACATGATGACGTTGTTGAGTTCCAACAAGACATGCACTTCATTCGTGCATCGCGCGAACGCAGACAAGCCATGGAAAATAAAGCTTGGACGCAGGGCGTAAGTATGATAATTAATGTTGCACTGGCGGGTATCATTATTGCCGTCCTTGGCAACAGAGTACATTAGGAGACAACATTGAAACAGTTCCTTCGTAGCAAAGAGACAGGTTGTATTTTCAACCACTCAGACGAACTTGCAAGAAATAGAGACTTTGAAGTCGTCTCCGAAAAAGAAGCATTCCCTGAAAAGTTTGCTCCTGTCGACCTTAAAGAACGTCCCAAGCAGATTGATATTAGTGTTCCTAAGGATGCCGCTATCGAGCCGTTTGTAGAAACTCCCGAAATGGCTAAGGACGTATCTCGTCCAATCGGTCGCCCCGGCACGCGTGGTCCTGCAAAGACGGGTAAGGCAAGCACTCCTGCCGTGGGACTTAAAGGAGAATAACAATGACTCCACAAGAGATCATTGATGCTGCAAGAGTTCTGCTAAACGATGATAACCCGCTTATGCCAGCGCGGTTCTCCGATACTGACTTGCTTGGTTTTGTAAACCAAGCGGTCAAACGTGTTTGCATCGTTCGTCCTGATCTCTTCATTATCAGCGCAAATATCACTCCGACCGTTAATCAGGTGGAGCAGGAGCTTCCTACCAACGTTACGCGCATTCTAGAGCTTAACAGAGTTGTAGGAGGTAACGCTCTTGGTGAAGTCGATAAAGAAACTATGGACAGGTCCGCACCCTCGTGGACGACTGAAACAGCAGATACACCAGTTAACTGGATGCGGCACCCGCGCAATCCGCGTAAATATTTTTTGTATCCGCGCCCAGAAAGCGGCACGCAGATTGCAGCTGAATATATCGAGGTCCCAGATGATTATGCCCTTTCTGATAGCATGTCTTTGCCTGACAGCTATAGGAGCGCTTTTGTCGATGCGGTAGTTTTCTTAGCTGAAGCAGTCGATAACGAGGCAATGGAAAGCCAGCGCGCTAAAGCCTTTGGTGATATGTTCATGCAAGCTTTCGGCGCAGACATGGCACAGCGCAAAGTCGTGGATGATGAAGACGGCGCAGTACACGAGCAGCAGGCTCGGGCTAGGAACTAACAATGACTAACACAGCATTCTCAACTATTGCTAACCGTGTAGAGGCGCTTGCACCACAAGTACCACGCCCCACTGTAATTGAGCATATTCGTTTTGCTGCACGTAAGGCGTGCGAGAAGTCTCTTGCATGGCGCTACGTCCCGGCTAAAGTTACGCTGCTTCCGGGCGTGTATGAATACGGCTTTACTGTACCGGCGCAGTCCGAAGTAGAACACATATTTGGTGCCGCTATTAATGGACAGCCGCTTAAGCTTATCAACTTGGATGTAGCTATTGATCGCTACCCCGAATGGGCTGACGTATTCAGCGGCGAAGACCCGGAAGTTGTCTGGAGCCTTACTCCCGGCGGATACATTGGCGCTCCTGAATATAATGAAGCCCTGTTCAACGGAGACTCAGACTTCGTTCTGCCTGAGTCAATCGTAGCTGAAGGCTCGCGCCCAGAGTCCATTACTATGGTGTCCCCGCAGCGATATGTTATCTTGCCTCTTCCGGATGCCGAAGATACCTATGAGCTTCGTCTATGGCTGGCACTTAAGCCACTTCGTGATGCGACAGAAATGGACACGCAAGCGTTTGAAGAGCTAGGTGACGCCATCGTGTGGGGCGCACTTGAGTCGCTGCTGTCCATGCCAAATAAATCATGGACTAACCCGGAGTACGCTGTGCACTATGGCGCTAAATTCCGTGAAGAGTATCTAGAAAAGCGCCGTCGCGCTAACATTGGGCATGTACGCGGACCCATGAGTGTTCGCTCTGCCAAATGGCTGTAGGGGAATACTATGGGTGTAAAGTTTAAAAATAACGCAGAGAGCACACTAGACTCCGCTATCAGTGCAGTAGACACCGGACTAGCTGTAGTTGCTGGTGACGGCACACTGTTCCCGACACTTGGCGGCGGTGATTACTTCTATATGACCATCACCGACACCGACGGCTCATTTGAAGTTGTAAAAGTTACTGCTCGTTCTAACGACAGCATGACAATTGTTCGTGCTCAAGAGGGCACGTCTGCTCGCTCTGCCGCCGCTGGCGCTAGCTGCGAACTCCGCATTACTAACCAAGGTTTGCTTGATAAGTTTGCTGAAGATAACCTCAGCGCTAATATTGTTGACCTTAGCTACCTAGAACAGATCGGTGCTGCTAAAGTACTCGGCTCAGTCGCAGGTGGCGATGTATCACAACTTTCTGCTAGTTCAGTTCTTGATATGGTTGGCTCCACCCGTGGCTCTCTACTTTATCGCGGTGCCAGCGGATGGTCTATCTTATCTCCAGGTACTTCCGGTCAGCTGCTTAAGGCTAACGGTGCGGGCGCTGATCCAGCATGGGTTACTGGCGTTTTAGTCAGCGATGGTGATAAAGGCGACATCACAGTATCGTCTTCCGGCACATCATGGAACGTAGATGCTGGCGCAATTTCGCTTAGCAAGATGGCCAACATCAATCAATATGAAATCATTGGTCGTTCGTCTGCAAGCGCCGGTGCGCCTCAGGTTATTACTTCTTCTGCTAACATGTTTAGCTTGCTGGGCTCCGCAAACTACGCAGCAGCACGCACCGCACTCGGCCTAGATACGATGGCTACTCAAGCAGCTAGTTCTGTTGCGATCACAGGCGGCACGGCAACCGGGCTGTCTTCGCTGCACGGAACCATGAAGGCTTCGACTAATACGACCGGCACTCTCGCACTTGTAGATGCAGACTGTTTCGTACCTATGACAGGTAATTGCACTCTGAACGGCGGCGTGTTCTCCGCACGCCAAGCGTTTCTGTTCTATGCTGGTTCGTCTAGCAGAACTATTACGCAAGGCACAAGCATGACATTACGTCTTGGTGGCACTGCGACTACGGGTGATCGTACACTAAATGCATACACACTGGCTGTAGGCATAGTTATTGATACTAATACCATAGTTATTGCTGGAACCGGGGTAACTTAATGTTTCATGCAATTATAGCTGCATTAGCTACAGCAGCTGCAGATACAGAAGACCCGGCTGTCGGCGCTTGGGGCAATATTAGTATCTCGGGTTTCAAGCTAACCAAAGGCACTACGTCTTCCACTATTACGTTTACAAGTGGAGGCCCTAGGGAAATCCTAGTTACTCATGATATAACGACCGGAGAGTTAACCTATACTATTAACAGTGGTACGTATGAAGTCTTATCTTCGGGCGATACGTTCTCTGTGACTACCGGACAGACAGTAACGTTTCAATATGCTTGCAATGGTTCTAGCGAGTCTGCTACAGTAACCGTAGTTGATAATGATTTGGCTGCTACCATTGACACATTCACTTGTGCGTTTACTTATACAGGGAGCTAACCATGTTTACCTGGATTAAGACAAACCTTATGGCTATCATGGGCTGGACAATTGCGGGTTTATTTTCCGCACTTATGCTTATGACCATGCTATGGCAAAATGCCAATCATGACGCCGAAACATATCGTAAGCTTTCTGAAGACCAGGCCCAGGTTGTAAGGGCCGCTAACCGTATTACTGAACGTGAGCATAATCTTGACGCACTCCTGCGTCGCGCAAATGCTAGAGTTATGGAGAGTCCGAATGCACATGTCCTGGTTCCGCCCGATCTTGCTAGCGCTTGGATTGATGGCATTGACAGCGTGCGGCACGATGGGAAAAGTCCAACTGGACAACCGCCTCATGACATGCCACGATCTGGAAGTCCAGATGCCGGAAAAGAGCGGGCTGACGATAGCCGCGCTAATCACGACATCACTAAATCAAGAGACGGCATTTCAAGCTTGCAATAATCGTATTGAAGAATTAGCTCGGTTACACACTAGGCGGCACTAATGGCTGTAAAGCTTGACCAGTTTAAAGGCGTAGCACCCAAGATTTCTCCAGAACTCTTGGCAGACGGCCTTGCACAAATCGCGCAGAACTGCAAACTGGACTCGGGTAACATTATCCCATACCCGGAACCTGTTATTGCTGGAGACACGGGTCGGTCCGGCGTAGAAATTAAAACTATCTACCCACTGACCAACCCGAATACTGGCGACCTTGTTTGGATGTCGTGGGAGAATGAAGTAGATATTGCTACTCCCGCGTTTGAACCTGTTATCGCAGAACAGCGCTTTTATTACACCGGCGATGGTGTACCTAAAGTAACTACATACGCACTCGCTACAGAGAGCGGTCCTCCATACCCAACGGGATATTACGAGCTCGGTTTGCCTCTGCCAGAGGATAAAGTAACTGCGGTTGCCACAGCATATGTAGCGAAAACTATTACGTCAGTTGCTCGTGATGCTGGCGGCATTGTAACGTTCAAGCTTGGTGCTCCCCACCAGCTAAAGACCGGTATGGTCGCTTCAGTCAAAGGGTTTACTAACTACGTTGCAAACTATTCGCGCACAGGCACAACCGTTACAGTTTCTCTTACGGGTCACGGCATCGGCCTAGGCTCGACGGTCTTTGTGCGACACACTTCCGGTAGCGCAACCGATGGTGCATACACGATAACTAGCGTTTCTGCTAACTCATTTACCTATACGGAAAGCGTTAGTGGCTCGACTAGCGGTATTCTGCAAATTGACACTCGCAGCTATAACACGACTGGCTCTGAGATTATTGTCGAAGACGACACTACAATTAAGATGTTCTTGCCGGGTTTTGAACAAGCTCAGTATGCTGCCACTGGCGGCAAGTTAGAACTCGCCGGTCAGACCTATGTCCGCACGTACACCTACACTTGGTACACTCCATGGGGAGAAGAAAGCGTTGGCGCTGACCCCTCAGATGATCTTATCATCAAGGAAGGCCAGATCACAACCGTGTCTGCTCTGCCAACTGCACCACCGCTTGAACCTACTAACAATTTCATTCGCGGCATCCGACTATATAGAACCCTGGCAGGTCTTAGAGAGACAGACTTCTTTCTCATTAAGACGTTGTGGTTTCCGCAAGCCACAGCTACTGTACAGCGCGTTGGTTCAGTAGTGACTATCACTACCGAAGACCCACACAACTTCCTGGAAGGCGACCGCTTTAAGATTACGGGCCTAACCAACTCATCTGCAGATATCACGGATGGTATCGTAGACACAGTGGTCGATGCACGCACGTTCACATACGCATCAGCTGGCACAGCTATTGCCGCAACTGCTGATACTACTGGTGTTATCTATCATGATGCTTCTGAAAATGATGACGACGATCCTCGCTACTGGGGCGACACCAGTTTCGATTTCCTAGATGACTTTAACTCTAAGAAGCTGACCGACAGCCTAGCCAGCGACGAGTGGGTAAAACCGCCAGAAGATATGATAGGCATCACTGTTATTCAGAACAACATCTTGGCCGGGTTTGTGAACAATAAGCTTTGCATGTCTGAACCTAACCAGCCCCACGCATGGCCGGAAGCAAACCAAAAGACGCTTGATGTCAACATTGTAGCTATCCGAGCGCTCGCAGGTATTGGTGCTGTCATCCTAACAGATCGACAGCCTTATGTGCTAACTGGCTCCGACCCCTCGACGATGACATTGCAGAAAGTAGACGGTCTGTACCCGTGCGTCTCTGCACGCGGCGCGGTATCCATGGGATATGGCGTGCTATACCCCACGTTTGAGGGGCTTGCACTTTACTCCCCAACGGGAGGCATTAAGCTGGCTACTACAGCTATCTATGGACAGGATACCTGGACAGTTGCTCTAGACCCTACAAGTATGCTTGGTGTGTACTACGACAATAACTATTTTGCTTCGCACTCCACAGGTTCACTGGTCTACATGTATGACCAAGAGTCGGGCGGGTCTTTCGTCAATTGTGACGATATCTTTACATCGGCATACAACGATGCCAAGGCGGGCAATGTATATATAACCCAGGGCACAGACGGTAAAATCTACCAGTGGGACGACTTGAACCAGCCGTACCAAACTGCCGAATGGAAGTCTAAACGCTTTGAGGCTAAAGAATATGACAACCTTGGCGCAGCAAGAGTGAAGGCAGACTACACTGGCAGTCCTAATGTTACGTTCTCTATGTGGGCTAACGGTGTACAGGTCTACTCAAACCCTGTGTATAATGATGATATTTTTCGCTTGCCAAGAGGTTACAGAACTGATACGTTCGAGTTTAGTGTAACGGGCAATACACGGATTAAGTCAGTGCATGTGGGCGAAACTCCAACTTCTCTCAAGGAAGTCTAGGCATGGCCAATAAGCTATCAATCCCTAGCGTTATATCTATTGCTACAGAAGACATGCCATACAGTGCACTGGTGTTTAATCAAGCTGTGGAAGACGGGCTGAAGACCCTAGACTCAAACGTAGTGTATAAAGATGCTGTGACTGTTACTCCGCCTACACCAGCAAACAAATCTATCTCAGCACAAGGCCAAGCATTCACTGTATCAGGAACTAGTTTGGCATCGGGTGACGACTACGGTTCTTTAGTGTCGGATGTGCGTGCACTTCTGCAAAGTCATACGCAACTCCAACAAGTAGTTACCAGCCTCATTAGCCAATTACAAGGACAATAACATGGCGGACTCAAATCCGTGGCTCACTAGCCCATTTGCACAAGCGTACTTTGCCTCTACTCCAAATAGCTCTTTCTCGTCTCTACGCGATGGTAGTCCTACGAGCGGCGGCAATAACGCTCCGGGTGGTAACACTGCAACTGATGTTGCTCCAGTCGGGAACACTAATACTGCAGCCGGTAACAATTCAGGTGCTATGGCCCCGGCTTCCACTGCTGCACCCGGCACGCAAACCTACGGCGGCAATAATGCTGTAGGCACTCTTCCGCCAGCTGTGCTATCTCCATCGCGCGGCGTCAGTGCTTATCCTCGTAACACCATGCTTGGTGCCACGTCGTTTATGCAAACGCCGTATAACGAAAACTATTTTGGCGGAGGCGCTCAGCAACTCACGCATGGTTTTATGCGCGACCCGATGGGACCACTAACCAACAACGGTTCCAGCCCTAGTCCGACAGGCTTTATGCCTCGCGGCGTTACTAGTTTTGCTGCTGGTGGCATGGTTACCCCTACAGGCGGCGCAGTGCGACCGGGTTCGTCTGTCCCTGAAGACGAGCCGCAGATGGGTGCTGATGCCCCCATGCCTATGCAAGGTGCACAGATCGACCAAGAAGCTAAGCAGATGGCGCAGCAGAACCCGCAAGTTATGCAGCACGTTATGCAACTTGTCACTGCAGCGATCAGGGATGGCACTATCACTCCGGATAAGCTGAACCTTATGGTGCAGCTTGCTAAGGCTGCTGTTGCTAATCCGAATGCTTACGCACAGATTAGACAGTTCGCTATTAAGAACGGCCTTGGCACTGAGCAAGACATCCCACAACAATACGATCCGGGCCTGCTGTATGTGCTTATCACCATTGGTAACGCCATGCAGAATGGTGGCGCAGCACAGCTTAATCCGAATACTCAAGGTGGTTCTGCTCCCGCTGGCGGAAATATAAAGGCTGGCCTACTTCCGGAATATGAAGACGGCGGCATGACTGGCGGTAAAAAACATATTGCACTTGTGCATCCGAACGAGTATGTTGTTCCTGCAGATGTGGTACTATACCACGGTAAGAAGCATATGGATAAGCTGGTCGAACAAGCAAGGACTCCTAAAGATGGCTCTTCCCCTCAATAGCTATGAACCCAAATTTTTGGTGACCCAAGAGCTTTTGTACAGCCACTGGCCGTCAATTGCTCCGTTGCTAGAAAGAGCGCCTATTATTGGACCGTACTCCACGGATGATGTGTTGAAGCTAGCAGTCGCTGGCGCAATGCACATCTTCGTGTTTTCTGCGGATACCGTTGACGGGCCTGATGTTAAGTTGGTGATGGTGCTGTCTCCGTCCAATCACCCTAATCTACCAGTGATGAACATTGTAACTATTGCAGGATCGAACCTTAGGCACTTTGCCGGTCGGTTTTGGGAGACACTTAAGGGCTGGTGCTACATGAATGGGGCTCGTGTTATCGACGCCTACATTCCGGATAAGCTCCTTCCCACCGCTCTCAAACTGGGGTTTGTTAAGGAAAGTACACATGTCAGAGCACCTATTGACCCACAATAATATCGAGTTTATTTATCACGACTATGGCCCTGTAAGCACAGAAGAAGCCGCTGGTGCTGTAGCTGCTATTGTAGGTGCCGTTGCTTATGTTGTCGGTAGCGTGGGTAGCGCAGTCGCTGCCGGTGCCATGGCAGTCAGCAGCGTAGTCACTGCAGGCATTGCAGCAGTTGGTGTATCAGGTGGCATTGCAACAACGCTAGGCGGCATTATCGGTAACGCAGCTATGGGTGCGGTTATCTCTGCTGGTGTAGCATATGCAAGCGGTGCACGCGGTGCACAAGTTTGGCGTGCTGCAGGTATGGGCGGGCTCACCGCTGGTGTAGCCTCCGGTCTTAGCGCACTATCCAGTGGCGGCGCAAGCGCTGCAGGAAGTGCCAGCGGTGCTGCTACAGCGGCTCCCGCTGCTACTACGGGTGCTCCAAGCGTGCTCGGTACAACTACTGCAACTGGTACTGCAACAGGTGCAACCGCAGGCTCTGCCGTTGGCGGTGCTACAGCTGCGACCACTGCTTCTCCGAGCTTGATGACCGGCATTCGCCAAATCTTCGGTAACGTTGATGGCACCACGTTGAATCGCATTAGTTCGGTTTTAATCAATGCTGCCGTCAACCACCAAAGCATGGGACGACTCGATGGCCTTGTTGCTCAACAACGCGCTGAACTAGAAGCTCTTCGTCAGTCTGACACTAACGCTTACAATATCCGGATTGCTAACGCACAGAAAATGCTTGACGATGCTGACAGGTGGGACCCCTCGTGGTACGCACGAGCCCGCATGGCAGACGTTGCTGGCATGGAAGCCACGCAATTCAAACAGGCTATGCGTAACATTGCAGTGCGTCAAGGCGGCTCACTTGATACCGGCCAAGCAAAAGCTTATGAGCGCGGCCATGCTCTGTGGACCGCTCGCTCTAAAGCGCTTGCCTATAACGAAGGCTTTACACAAGCGTCACAGACGCAAGAGCAACTTCGTGCAAGCGGTGCTCAGCTTATGGGGCCGAATGAAGCAGCGTTCCAGAATATCAATGCACAGAGTGAATTGCTTGCAGCACAGAACCGCGCACACCAAGAAGCTGATAACAGCACCTGGGGCGGTATCGCAGCTGGGCTGTTTGGCGAAAACTACAAACCGGCTACTTCGCCGGACCCGAGTGCAAGAAATGAAGATGACTCGAACTCGTTTGCGAACGGGTTATTCCACCCGTTTGGTGGTGCTGGCGGAGGGCACGGCTAATGATTGATTTCGTAGGACGCTCTCAGAGCCCATTGGACGGTATGCGAGAGTGGAACCAGTACTTCAGCGAGCAGGACGCTCGCGCGCAAAATGCATGGCAGCAACAAGAACTTCGTCGCCGCTATGATGAAGCCAATCGCTATAACCGCGAAGGCGCAATTAGCGATGCACAGTTCCAAAATGACAACGCTGGACTGTTTGACAATGGCTCTACTATTCTTGCCGGACTGCATCCACAAGATGCACCGGCAGTGAACGGTAGTACGAGTACTGCTTCTACTGCAGCGCCTGCCGGAACTAGCGCCGCAAACAGCAGCACACAACGTAACCCAGCTGAAGTTATGCTTGGCCGTCCACTGCGTCGAGGCGGGGACAACGGTGCGCAAGACCCGATTGGTCCGCAAGAGACTACTGCTACACCGGTTACCTCCTTTGCAGACTTGACTCCGCAAGAGAGCCAAGCGGTCGGCGCTTACTGGCGAGCAATAGGCACGTTTGTAAATGGCGGCTTCCGGTATCGAACTCTAAGCTCACAACAAATGGAAGATGCACGTAATATCTTGCGGCATGTAAATCTTGATGTGCGTAATGGCGGCATTGTTCGTACCTCGCGTAATATCAGCGAAGATAGGCTGCGTTCTCCATGGGCCGCTACTAGTCAGCCCAGCGGCGGTGCTCCCTCTGCGCGCGCAACTATTCCGCCTGCTAGTGCAGCTACTCCGCAAGAGAGCACGGGGCCTGTTGATTTAGGCGCTCCCGCTCAACTTGATGACACACCAAACACGGCATCAAACCCTGGCGGACTTGAGCCACCTAATGCGTATCAGATGGCAAATGATACCAGTCGCGGGCTTCGTCCTACGCGAGAAATGCAACAACTCGATGTTGTCATTCGCGACAATCTTCGTAGAGCAGACCTTGCAGCTAGGCACGGTGACCGCGCCGGAGCACAAGCAGCATTCAACCAAGCTATGCAAGCGCAAGCATCACTGACTATGCAGACTCGCATGGTTATGTACCATGCTGCAGCGTCGGGCAGCCTGGATGCGATGACCACATTGCTCGCTCAATACAACGGCCATAATCCAGCTGATATTCGTTTGCAGCCTGTGAATGGTACGAGCGGACAGCGCACGACATACAACCTACAAATCCGCAATAATCAGGGGCAGTGGGTTACGTCGTCAGAACAGCCACAGACTCGCGATGAAATCCTTAGCGGGCTTCAGAACCTCATTGATGCTGAAGGCGCTGCAAATCGCACAGAAGCAAACACTGCTATCATGCGCGAACGCATTCAGGCTGGTGCGCAGATTACTGTAGCTACTATCAATGAGCGAGCAGCGATTATCCGTGCTATGACAGACTTGCAAATGAACAGGCTCGATAATGCTACGCGCCAACAACTCCAAAATGGTCAGGGCCATGTGTACCTCGATCCAGACAACAAGGGCGCATGGTTTGAGTACTCTACTGTAGATGCTCAGGGACGCACCGTTCCACATATGGAGTTCCTGCAGATGGAGAACCAACGTACTCCGTCAACAGATGGTACACGCACTACACGCGTGCCTACGCGTACACGAGTTACTGGCACGGTCGGCACAGAAGGTAACAACTAATGATGTCTCCTGATTTTGTTCGCAGCTTCGCGCCGCATCTATCCATTACCTCACCAGATAGCGGTGGCGGCATGACAGGCCCAGACCAGCCCTACGATAGTACCGGAACTCCGCTGCCTTATATGCAGACTGAGGATCAACCGCGTCAGTACTTTGGTGTTGCTGCGCCTATTGGCGGTATGTCACCTGAACAGCCCGCAGATGCTACAGGAACCCCACTGCCTTGGATGCAGAACCAAGGTGGGCCCAGACAGTATTTTGGTACGCCGGGCCCTGACGGGCTCCGTGGCACGACTCCTACTGCAGTAGCTACGCCTGATCCAGGTGCTCTGCGAGGTATGTCTACGCCACCAGATAACACTTCTCCGCCACAAAACATGTTGCAGAACGGTATTCGTAACGGTTCGCGTGCGCGTATTCCGATCCCACCGATGGGACAAGGCGCTATCGAAGACCACATTATGGAAGGCATCCGCACTGGCAATATTGATCCATCAACTCCGAATAGCGCCGGACAGCGAGCAATGCAGCAAGGACCGACAGTTGCTGATATGGCAAATATGGACCTTGGCCAATTGCTATCTAGGTTCAATATTAACCTTCCGCGCCCCATCCAAGGGCTTCGTGGAACGACAGATGAAAAAACAGTTGACAGACCAATCACTTTAGGTAATCGTCCTGGCACAGTGACGCAAGCTGGCCAGCGCATGGGACGTGCACAAGAAGTGGCAGACTTTCTAAGAGCAAACGGTATTCGAGTTACAAGTGTTATCCGTACAGGCAATGCACGACCCAATGGGCATCCTGCTGGTAACTCCATCGATGTCGACTATCGTGATCGCCAGAGAGCTATGGCGCTTATTCGTCAGCATTACCCTGACCTAGCCTCAGAGTCTTTCGATATTAAGAATGGCCAGAATTTTGGTAACGGCGTGGTAGCACACGGCGATCATGGCCACATCGACTTAGGCACTGCAGCAGCACGCCCCGCTCGACCACAGTAACGAGGAAGTAAATGGTAACTCGCATCCCAGGCCCGTCAGCAGCTTTCGGCGGCAATCCACTTGCAAGTGACGAACACGGTCTTAATAGTGTTCCGTCTGTAGAGTTTGGCGGCTCGCCGTCTAACCTCGATCTTAATACTCCGACAGGTGCAATGGGGCTGCAAGGTATGCCTGCTGGCATGAATGCCAACGCAGACTTCAATGCTGCTGTTCAAGCTATCGGTCAAGCTGTGCATCTTCCGCCCCCGAATGAAGAAAGCACCGGCGTGCAGATGTTCTATAGCCCTTCCACCGGAGACATGGTGGTTAATGGCTATCAGTTCAACCAACGCAATGCGACGCGAGCACTTGAGTCACAGCAATGGGCTAGTCAACCGGCTCGTCAATTCACGCTGCCGGACACCGCCTCAGACTGGCGAGCTTTGTCCCCGACCGAATATGCTAACTACCTAGATAGCATCCGTAATCCGTCGTTCGGAAAGCGTATGGGCGAGGCGTGGGAGAATGCATGGCGTGGCACTGGCGACATCGCCATCGGTGCCGGACTCGCTATGAACCCCAACTGGGACTGGGGCCAGCAAGCACACCAGAACATCGTTCGTGAATACGAAGAGAACGCACCATTCATGATGCGCCTTCGCGACGTTCATAACGTTGGAGACGGCGTTACGTTTGCTGCACAAATGCTTGTACAAGGCGTGCCATGGATCGCTGAGACAATTGCCTCTATGGCGGTCGGCGGTCTTATTGGCGGCGCTGTATCAGGTGGCGTTGGTGCACCAGAAGGTGCCGTAGAAGGCTTCATCGCTAAAGAAGGTATTCGTCGTGCTACTATGCAGGCACTGCGCAATAACTTGCGCCGTGGTGCAGCCGCGTATCTTGAAGCACAAGGCAGCAACACAGGTGCCGTGCTAACGCGCGAGCAAGTTATTCGTAGCGCACTGCGTTCAGGTACAGCCTCCGCAGATGACGTTAATCGCTTCTTCAATTTTGGTGAACGAGCTTTCCACCTATCCCGTGGTTCAGCTGCCCTTACAGGCGGCCAAGGCACCGGACAAATTCTTAGCGGCTATGGTGCTGTAACTGGTAGCGCACTGTCTAACTATATGACGGGTGTTGGCGACATTCGCAACTCCATCGCAGATGCTGGCGGTGATCCGACTAGCGCAGAGTCCGTTGCAAACATTTGGGGTCTTGCTATCCCTTATGCAGCTATCGAGTCCGCTGGCGATCTTATCCTTACCCAACCACTGACGCACCTTATTCCTGAACTGCACTCCGGCCCGTCACATATTGGCAATGCTCTGCGTCATGCGGGCCTTGCAGGCGCTGGTGAGTTTGGTGAAGAAGCTGCTCAATACGTAATCACACAGCATGCAGCTGCTGATGCTACGAACCAACCGATCTCTCTTGATCCTGTCGACTTGCTTGAGCAAGGACTCGGCGGCTTCTTTGGCGGTGCCGGTATCGGCGCTGTCATCGGCGGTGTTGGTCGCACTACGCCGCGCGTTGCTGGCTTGCTTCCGCCCCCGTCAATCCAGTTGGGAGGGCCTACGGCTCCGGTGACTAACCCCACTACACCACCTGCCGGACCTAGGACCACGGGTGCTGACCTCGCTGGCATGAGCAATATGCTCCAAGGCGTTCGCCAACAACAGAATGGGGCTGCCTATACCGGTGCTGTACAAGATCAACTTAGCCAAGTGCCGCCCGCTCAATCGAATACGGCACAGGAGCGTGAAGCTCTTCGCAATACGCTCAATGACCAAAGCCTTACGCCTGAGCAACGTAGTTCGATTATCCAGTCGCTCGATGCTCTACAAGGTGGCCGCGAAGTAGACGTGCCTGCCGCAATGAACTACTCCGCTGGCAGAGGCGGACCCGTAGATTTTGGGCCGTCTAATGTGCCTGCTCAGCCCGATCTTAGTGTGCCTATTACTAGCCAAGAGCTAGCCGGTCTGCAGGCTGAAGGCGGACAACCACCTAGTAGCTCAGATATTTCTTTGCCACCAGGGCTGGCCCAGCCATCGCCGAGCCACCTTGATACGCTTGCTGAAATGAGCGATGCGCTCCGTGGCCGCCCACGTCCGCGCTCAGGCGAAGCTATCTACAAAGACATGGTTATGGGCAAGGAAGTTAGTCGCGATGACTTGCTGCAACTTCGCACTGAGGTTGCAAATCTTGCAGCTAAGAACCCGACCAATATGGCCTACCATAATGCACTGTTCCAAATCGATCAGCACCTGAGCGCTACGCCTGCACAAAACACACAGACCGCTGATGACTGGTCATCCTATCTTGGTGACGTGCCACTTACTGAAGGTACGCATGAGTACACTCGTCCAGCAGACGCAGCTAACCCACCGCGCGCTGGTGCGCTTACTCCAACACCTGATCGTAAGTCTATGGGTCACCGTCCGATTGTTAAGATAGGCGGCGATCAACTTAAGGGCCGTACTGAAGAAGCTGCGCATTCTGCTCCGCAAGAGGAAGACCTTATATCCTTGGCCCAACAAAAGGGTGAGGCTAATAAGCGTACTGCTAAACGTAAAGCTCAACGCAAAGCCGCCAAAGAGCGCAAAGGCCAGTCGCAAGAACAACGTAATGAAGAGCGCACTAATCGTAGAAACGAACGGCTCTCTAAGCGTCCGGGCTTTAGTGCGTATGACCAAGCCAAGTTCGATGACGAAGCCGGTAAAGCTAGAGAAGCTACGCAGCGCGAAATCAATCGCAACCTTGAAACACAAGCTAAGCTAAGCAGAGAAGCTAAGGAAGCTGCGGCGCGTGCGAAAGAGGCAAAAGCTAACGAGCGCGTGAACGAAGTCGTTGATGAGAACGCTAAGAGCGAGCAGCCTGCGCGGCAGCCGAACAGCGATAAGTACAACGAGATCGTCAAGAAGCTTAAGAAGGGAAAGAAACATGCCGTTCAAGAGCAAGGCCCAAAGAGCGTATCTCTACAGGAACAAACCAGACGTAGCGAAGAAGCTCGAAAAGGTAACGCCGAAGGGGACAAAGCTACCCGAGCGAGTCAAGAAGAACCCGTTCGGTCGGGGCCTGAAGTAGACCAAGACCGCGTTGAGCGTGGTTACAAAGCCCTGATTGCTAACTCACAAGGTACTGAAAACATTCCGGCTAAGGACGCTGGCCAGCGCGTGCGCGGTGTTTTGCAGTCTCTTGGCAAAGGTAAGAAGCTAAACAAAATCAAGAACTCGTGGGCTATCATTGATGGCAAGCCATTGAGCATTGATGAGCTTCGCGCTATCGAGAAGAAGTTCCCGCGCCGAGGCACAACTGCAAAGGCTGCGGAAGAACCTAAGACTAAAGCTTTCACTCTCGTTCCATCCGAGGACGAAGCTGTTATAGCGTCCGATAAGATTAAGCAGGCTAAGCGTGAGAAGCGCTTTGGCGAAGACTTATCTGATGCGTTTAAGAGAAACAAGGACGACCCAAAATCGTTCGAGTCCTTTGTGTTAGCCAATCGCAATGAGTTTACTGCGTGGGCTAAGTCACAAGACGCAAAAGAAAAAGCCGGGCTACGTGATAAAGCAGAGGCTATTCTTCGTGCTAATCCGCCGAAGCCGCAAGGTCCGGATATTAAGATGGCTGCAGCACGCGGCCTAGGTATGCCCAAGTCCATCTTTAGCATGAACGGCACTACTGATCTTGCTAAGCAGATGAAGCATGATTACGAGCTTGTTCGTAACACACTGCGCTCTGTCAACTCTGGCAAAGGCAACAAGGCCACTGTTGGCCAGCAAGTTCGCCATGCTGTAGCTACTCTAAAGCGTATGGCTGAGTATTGGCCGAAGGCTGAAGCGCACTTGCGCCCTAAGTTCCAGCACCTTGCTGATGTTTTGCAGGCGATTTTGGATAGCGGTAACACTACCCTACGCGCTGAAACCGGCGGCGAATATGGCGTCCTTAACTTAGCTGAAACTAAACAAGTTGTTAGGGGTGTACAATCCAAGATTGATCCGAGCATGAAGTTCTCTAGCGTCCATGTGTTTAATAGCGTTAGGGATGTACTGGAGCGCGCCGAAGACGAGATTATGTATCTCCCTAATGGCGCTGAGGTCACGCTCGCTCGTTATCTGCTTGGTGCTGCGGCACGGGCTAGAGCAGAACGTCCAGCATTACAGAAATATTCTGATGCCCAACTGGTTCCTCTTATCGCGGAAGAGTATTTCCGTATGCGTGCTGGTGTTCTCACGCCATACAACGCACTTATGGTAATGAACAACAGGATCAGTTCTAAAGAAGAACTAGTAAGCGTACTTGAGCACGAGTACGTCGTCCATAAAGGATTGATGGCGCTCTTCCCTGACGCTACAGATCGTGCTGTATTTCTAAGAAGGGTAGCGCAAATTCCGGGAATGGAAGAAAAGCGCAGAGCCTTAATTGCAGCATACCCAAGCTACGGCTATGTCCCCATGCTGGAACAGATAGAGGAAGTTCTAGCTTTCCATAGCATGGAAGGGCCTAAAGCACTTGAAGTCTTGTTGTCTGCTAAAGAAGGTGTAGACCCCATTACTAAGCGCTCTCTCTGGGAAGACTTTAAGAAGCTAGTGGCTGACTGGATTGCGCGCGTATTTAGCGGTTTCCATACTCCGCCAATTGCGGATGTGGCACTAAACAATATTATTGATGCGCTCCGCGAACATGCTGTGTTGGGTTCCGGTAGCGGAAATAAGCTAGAGGCTGTACTAGATGGACTGAATGTAGAGCGTCTGGACCAGAGCGTCATTGACGTGTACAAGTCAATGTCTATGTTCAATAAGCCTAAACAAGCAGCTGCTAATCCTCCACTATCCACTGAGGAAGTGTTGTTTGGCTTAGCTGACAATAACCCTGGCCGTCCGTACACTAAGACGCCGTGGCATACACAAATGGTCGAGACTCTTAAGTCTAACCTGCCGCTTATGGAAAAGGTGCAAGAGGCTGCCAAGAAAAACATCGGTACGTCTGCGCGTGAGGCGCTGCGTAAGCTTGGTCGCAATATTGAAACCACCAGCAACATGGGCCTGCGCAGTGTGCTGATGCAGAAGCTTATGCGCATGATGCACAACACCATTGGTGTTGCACGTAGCATTATGACTAAGCGCCAAGAGACTCGTCAGTATGCGATTAAGTCAGAAGAACTGTCTAAACTCCGTGCACTGTGGGGCGATAAGGCTCCCGGCTCCACGGATAAGCAACGTAAGGCTTATGGCCGACTGGCCATTACTGCTACGCTCAATAAGCTGGCACAGACCACTGAGGCTGTTGTCCGTGCGGCTCCGCGCATCCTGGTTCGTGGTGCAGATGGGCTGTATGCTATTAACCGTGACGTGTTCGAGCAACTTCTTAAGCGCGGTACGTTTACTAAGGCTGACTTTGAGAAGGGCATCGAGCAATTCACTGTCACCGGTGATGGCGAGCCAAGCTCCATTGGTACTGCCAATCTGCCGCAAGACGTGATCGACGCTGGCTATGACATCTACCTGTCTGAAACTCGCCACATGGCCGAGTCCCACCTGGAAATGCTTGAGCACACGCTTATCATGCTCAACCAAAAGAACGACACGGTGGTAGCCAACCTGATCCGAGACACCGGCCTACAAGGTGCAGACAAAGAGTTTATGGACGAAGCGCTGCGTCGCATGTATAAACTGTATAGCGACATTGCCTTTAAGGACTACGTTAAGAGCAGCCGTAAAACTCGTGCTAAGCAGAAAGACGCGGCGCGCCAAGTGCTTGCTGAACTTATGCGCACCATGCACAGCAAGGAAAAGGTCGAAGACTGGACGGATACTAACAAGAAGCGCCCAGGCAATGCTCCGCGCAAGCAAGATGCGTTCAAGTGGCGCGAGCAAACCGACCCTGCTGATGACGTTAAACCGTTCATTGCACAAATTCGCTGGTTCCTAGACCAAGATAAAGCTTCAGGCAACACGCGCCTGCACAGGCTCAATGCTCTCGGCGTTGGCAACCAAGCGCAGTATAAAATGCTTGGTGCGTTCCAAGGACTGCTTAACTCTGAGACGCTGGCACACGAACATGAGAACGACACCATCCAGTCGGTGCTTGGCAACTACGTCGAGTTTAGCCGTAAGGGCGAGTGGCGTGTATTCCTTAACGTGACTGATACCAACGGCAATAAGATCAGCGTCAATCCTGAGCTTTACGCTGTGCTGCCTGTTACTTATGCTGACAGCGAGCGTGAGGCCAAGCAGATGGAAGCTGATCTAGCCGAAGAACTTAATGGCACCTTCACCATTCATGATGAAGACGGCAATGCCATGGATGTTAAGTTTGATCCGGGCTATGAGAAGGCCCCTGGTGTTAGCACCTTGGCAGAAGCACCGAAGCTTAAAGAGTTCTTGCAAGTCGCTGATACAGTCGGCCTTGCACTGAGCGCCACGCAGATGAAGAAGATTTCCAACCTGATTGAAAATGCAGCAGAGCGCAAACGCTTCGGTCTGCAACGCGCTGGTACACCGGGTATGGATGCCGACATCCTGAAGAATAACGGCGAAGCGATGACCAGGCGCGCCTGGTATGCAGCTAAGACTTCGCAGTCGTGGATGATGGATGATATCTTCAACGATAAGAAGAACCTGTATGGCGACTGGGGCTTACTGAAGCAACTACAAGATAACTTCGATATCGCCAATCGCGGTGCTGTCCTTGGACAGACTCCGACCACGGGCTTCGTCCGCAACGAAGCGCAGGTGTATCTTGCTGAACAGGCATTGCTCCGTTACGCAAATCAAATGCGCTATATGTCTAAGCATAGCCTTGCTCGACCGAACGTAGTAATTCGCACCACTAAGGGTGAGCAGAAGTTCAAGATCGAGCCTGAAGCGCAGGCGCACTTGGCCCATGCTAAGGCGCTCGAAGAGTCGCTGCATAAGAACCAGCTTGAGTTGAACCTCAACGACCTGCTGTCTAAGACTGGTCCGCTTCGCATGTGGGCTGTGGCCATGCAGCTTGGTAACGTCGCTGCTGGCATCATGAACGCATTCAGCCTTGTTACCCACCTACCGTGGGTGCTTTCGGCTAACAACACCAATACGGGCTATGGCGAAGGCCACAGCTTTACGGATGTTGCCAGCAACATTATGTCTGCTGCGCTTCAAGTGGGCCGTCGCCTTGAACTTGACGACTCTGTGAATATGAAGAAGCTGCTTGATGAAGTCAAAGCAGGGACTAAAGACATCGGCCTTACCATCCCCGAGCTTGAGTTCATGTACCAAGAAACC